TCTTCAAGTAGATCCCAAAGATTTAATTGATAGTGATGAAAAATAATAAACAACAATATACATTCATTGATTTGTTCGCCGGACTTGGGGGCTTTCACCTCGCCTTGCAGCAATTAGGGTGTAAGTGCGTCTTTGCTTCTGAAATTAAAGATGATTTAAGAAAATTATATGCTTTAAATTTTCCAGAGACCCCAATTTATGGCGATATAACAAAGATCAACCCGGAAGACATACCTCCACATGATATTGTATGTGCAGGCTTCCCTTGTCAACCGTTTAGTCAAGCAGGCAAAAGAGAAGGTTTTAATGACACTAAACAGAGAGGTACGTTATTCGACTATATTTGTGCCATCGTTGCTGAACATAGACCCAAATATCTTTTACTCGAAAATGTGCAAAACCTCAAGAATCACGACAACGGTAATACATGGAAAGTAATACAAGAAAAGTTAGCTGCGCTAAATTATGATGTGAAAGCTGACATTCTTTCACCACATCAATTTGGACTTCCCCAACATCGAAAAAGAATTTTCATTGTTGCTATTGCCAATGAAAAAGGTTCTTTAGACCATTTTCGTTTCCCTGTTGCTCAGAAAGGCGCATCGCGTTTTTGCGACATCAATAAGGTTATTGATGCGAGCGATACTAATATCACAAAGCTAAAACCTGAAACAAGGCTTCAACTTGAAGTTTGGCAAGAGTTCATTGACCAAACTATCGCGCACGGCGATACTATACCGTCATTCCCTATATGGGCCATGGAATTTGGAGCCACATATGATTTCAAAAATAAAGCCCCTGTATTCCAATCTCTTGAAAATTTGCAAGGCAAGCTAGGAAAATTGGGGCAACCCATAAATGGACTGACAAAAGAGGCTTGCATAGCACAGTTACCCAACTATGCTCAAACCACAACTTCACTAATATTTCCAAATTGGAAAATAAGATATATCGAACAAAACCGCAAATTTTATGAACGAAACAAATCATGGCTTGATCCGTGGATTGAAAAAATTCGCAATTTTGAAAATAGCCATTTGAAAATGGAATGGAATTGCGGTATTACGGCTACTCCTACACTTGAAGATAAAATTATCCAATTCAGAGCTTCGGGTATTCGTGTAAAACTACCCAATTTCGCACCTGCACTAAATTTGGTAGGTACTCAAATTCCTATTTTTCCATGGGTAAAATTACCCGCTGAGATTCTATCTGAGGGAGAGCCCAATAAAGGTCGCTATATGACAATCCGTGAAGCCGCTGCAATTCAAGGTATGCAAGACTTGAATTTTAGCTCGCTTTCATCTACACGAACTTTAGAGGCCTTGGGTAATGCTATAAATGTAACATTGGTACGCCGTATCGCAAAACTCCTATTGAACGATGAACAACAATAAAGTTTCCATAGCTACCAAGCCATTAGTCTATTCTGCTTTTCGTTACATCGAAAATAAGGTATGGAACGCTCTTGCAGAATATGTAGATAATGCTGTGCCGTTGTTTTGCTTAGCAGACTTGTGCAAGGTTTTAGAATTGACAAATCCTAGTGAAGTTAAAAACAGGCTAGACAAAGACGATGTGCAATTAATTGATTTACACGCCCTAAATTCTAGTGAGGGTATAACTGGTAATTCAATGGCAAACTTTGTTACTGAATCTGGATTCTATGACGTGATATTGCAAAGTTCATCTCCACGTGTTAAGCCTTTCCGTAAATGGGTAACATCAGAAGTTTTACCAGCTATAAGAAAGAATGGCGGTTATATGTCTACTAGTAACAATGATACCCCGGAAGAGATAATGGCTAGAGCAGTCATGATCGCCCAAGAGACTATCAAGAGAAGGGAACAAAGAATCGAGATGCTAGAGCAAGAGAAAACGTTGCTCACGGAGACGATAAAAGAGGCCGCCCCCAAGGTCGAGTATTTCGACAAGGCGATGTCATCGAAGAGTTCATACACCACCACCCAGGTGGCGCAGGAGTTCGGTCTATCGGCCAAGACGTTAAACGCTAGACTGGCGAAGATGGGCGTTCAATACAGGCAGGGTGGGGCGTGGATACTGTACGCCAAGTACCAAGGCAACGGGTACACTCACACCGTGTCCGTCCCGTACATGATGGCTAACGGGGAACAGGGGACACAAATACAGACCCGGTGGACGGAGAAAGGTAGAAAATTTTTACACGACTTACTAGATAACAAATGAATGTTTTAATAGCTTGCGAGGAAAGCCAAACGGTATGCCTCGCTTTTAGAAAGAAAGGACACAACGCTTACAGTTGTGATATAGTAGATTGTTCAGGCGGTTATCCTGAATACCACATCAAGAGAGACGTTCTTGAAGTGATGAAAGGCGGGACGTTCAAGACGCAGGGGGGGACAGGAGGTGACGATAGATAAATGGGATTTGATGATTGCCCACCCACCATGCACTTTCTTGTCATCTAGCGGTGCTTCATGGTACTATCACCCGGAAGACAAGGGGCTACCAGTAGAGCAGAGAAGACCTCACCCCAGATACCCTAACAGGGCCAAGGACAGGGATGATGGCAAGAAATTTTTCATGGAATTCGTCAAATCTGACATCGAGAAGATCGCCATAGAGAATCCCGTGGGAATCATGAGTACATGTTACAGGAAGCCCGATCAAATCGTTCAACCTTTCATGTTCGGGCATGAGGCTCGGAAAGCGACTTGTTTATGGCTCAAGGGACTTCCCAAGTTGACTCCCACCAACATCGTGGGTGAGGGGGAGATAGCGATAACTAAAAGTGGGAAAAAGATGTCTAAATGGTATTACGATGCGATTTCTCTCCCAAAGGAAGAGAGGCAGAGACTAAGGAGCAAGACATTTCAAGGTATTGCTGACGCAATGGCCGATCAGTGGGGATAATTTCTTATCTTTACATCAAGTTTAAACTTCTAAAATAATGATCATGAGAAAATTAATGTTCCGGGTGTGGGACTTGTCAACGAGTACCCTCCTACCCACCTCCGACGGGATAATGTTCTGGAACGTAAGCAACAAGAAATTCGGGGTAACCAACTTCTTGATGGACCAGAGATACCTCGTTACCGTGCTGTGCCTTAGAAACGGCAACACGGACATCTACGGCCTCGACGTGGTTAAGGTGTGGCCAAAGGATTACATCTCCATCAAGGAGGCGAAAGAGAGTAACGCCCCGATCCAAACCGTGCTGTGCGACCTTGACGGGTTCGTGACGGTAGAGGGAGAGAAGATACACGTTACCGAGTTACACCATCATTACAACTTCTCCGGGGAGGGATTCGCCGCTTACTCCGACACGTACAAGGAGATGTTCTGGGATCAACTGTCAGAGTATGGCATTCATTAAGGTCCCCCTGATCGAGGAGAAACTAGACATTAACGTGAGGGTTTACAATCTAACCCTCACTTCTTTTCTAGCCGAGATCATGGAAAACTACATCGTGGAACTGGAAGATCACGTCAAGAAAAGCGGCCTTCACGTGAAGAAAAACAAGTTCCACTGCAACGAGCTGAAAAGAAACATCAGGATGTGGATAAACCACAGGTACATGGAGGTGGGGAGGGAGTACAGGGATTTCCTGACCACCCAGCTAGATGACCTGTACGATGACATGAGACACGATTACACGGTGTTCTTCTACTCCGTCAAGAGGTTCTTCGACAAGAGAATAGACGACTCGAACGAGACAACCACCCTCGCCCTCCTCGTGCTGATCATAAGCATGGCCTCCTACTTCCAGATCAAGGAGGAGGATTTCAGCAATTACGTCAGCGAGCAATTCAAGTGCCACTACGTAGTGAAAAGTAACTACATATCCAATATAGCTCGACACGCCACCATGTTCCTTAATTCTTTCAAGCACGATAACGTGGAACTAGTGTTCGAGAAAGAGCCTGATATTCAGGCAGCATGGGACATTCTTGACTACAAGTTGTCTCATGTAAAGATAAATCTAGTAGATGATATCAAGTAGTTTATAGTATTTACCTATATCATTACACGTGTCAAATAAAGTACGTATATTTGTATTATAATTAAACTAAATGGAAAACATGATAACTATATTCATTGTAATAGCCATTGCCTTGCTGGTATTCCTGTTCTTCGTGTTAAGGAGCGCTTACAGGAACTCTCACGTCCCGGTGGGGAGCGTGATTAAACGCAAGGGCATACTCTTCAAGGTGAAGAGGTACAACAAGTCGGATCATATCGACAAGTGCTTGAGATGTGACATGAGGTTCTTCCCCTCCATCTCCGGTTATAACGATCATTGCTGCGTCAAGGTCCCGTTCTGTAACGCTAGCGAGAGACGTGACAAAACTGACGTGTATTACGAGCTAGTGGGCAAGAACTGTGGTTTCTTTAACAAGGAGGAAGAGTGACATGGAGCAGTTGATAATGACGCCTAGGCTCTTCAAGGAGTTCGGTATACACGTTTGCGATGACCAGATCATAAGCACGCATCGTGCCTGTCCCAAGAAGATAAGGGGATTGCTTGACAAGACCATAGTCCTGCACGATAACGGGGAGGTGATGGCCATGAAGGATTATTTCAAGTCCATCATAACAGGTGATGGCAGCCAGTGCAGGATGAAACGATTATCTAACGGGGACAAGTCAACGAACGAGATACGAATACTGGAGAGGGGAAGGTTCTGGAAATCCGTGTTATTCAGGGGAGGGACGATAGTTAACGACGTGAACTCCAACATGCCCTTAATATCTTACGTGAACGATTTCAACGGGATAAAGGTATGGTTCGAGGACACTCTTGACGTTTTCCCGTGTAACTACAAGGGGGTGCTATCCTCCCTGATCCTGTACCTGACAAGTAACGTTGATAGCACTTACTTCTCCCCCTCCTTCCCGGACAAGTGTTCGGAATCTTGCTGGGGTGACCCAAGGTTCGTGAACAAGGTGAGGGGATTGATGCACCATCATATCATCCGATCGTTCAAGTTAAACCACCAGACAAGGAAGTATAACGAGTGGAGACACCCGGAGTTATTCTACAACGGTTGGAACGCCGCAATGAAGGACCCGCAAGTGTTCTACATCGTGGCCGATCTTAGACCTGACAAGGAAGGCATAGTTAACACTAGGGATTACAGGTTCGATTGCACGGCGGAGAGACTGGGATTGTGTCAAGACATGGCGAGAGAAGCGGCCATAGTTTACAACACGCTGGTCTTGCAGGGGTGGGACCAGATTTCTCCCAACGAGACGTCTTGCGAGAACTGTCCTTTCAAGTGCAAGATAGCCAATGAAACAAAAAGAATATAAGAGACCGGGGGTGAGGAAGCCCGAATCGCCACGATCGGTGTCAACTTACAGCAAGTATCATCACACGATAGACCGGGAGATAGATAACGACAACATCTGGTACATCGAGATTAACGGGAAGAAGGAACGAAGGATACCCGTCACCCTGTCGTCGTGGGAAGAGATGAAGTTCAAGGCGAAAGAAGACTTGCACGCCGAGGTTATATTGAAGTTTATCGGGAAATCTGGAAGACACGTTGAACGTTTTAAAGATTAAGCAAATGGGTAAAAGAGGTTTAAAATTAAGGGTAGACAAGAAAACACGCAACAAGAGGTACACGGCAATGGCGTACCTCAGAAGACACGGGTACGCTGCCAAGGGTAGGGACGTGTTGCTGAAAGAAGGTTCTCCATCCCCCAAAGAACACGAGTACCTTGTATTCCTCATGGAACAAGGATATTGCATATCGCACGGGGAGATAAGCTAATGGAAGAGTTCGTTAGCGTTGAAGACGTCAAGAGAGTGTTCAAGGCGTTTTGTAGCAAGGAAATAAGCGGGTGCGGTTCTGACGAGCAAGAATGCGAGGACTGCATCTTCTACAAGAAATACGTCGAACTTTTAAAAGAGAAGGCATGACGGAAGATTTACAAGAGTTAATTGACAAGCTAACATTCGGTTATTAACATGGAACAGAAGAAATCGAAAGTAACCAGCGTCGTCCAAGGACAAGACTGGGTAGGGAAACAAGGTGTTTTTCACACGTGGACCGTCCGTTTCGAGAACGGTGACGTGGGGGGAAACATGACGAAACAAGGTAACAACTGCGCCTTCAAGGTGGGCGAGACGGTTGACTACACGATAGAACCGGGAAACAGGCCGGACAGCTTCAAGGTGAAGATCGTGCCGACAGCACCTTCATCCTTCAGTGGTGGAGGTGGGGGCGGGAAAGGAAAGGTTAACGAGGCTGGTATCAACGCCAACGTTGCATTGAACAACGCCACCCTGTTATTCTGCAAGCTGTGCGACACGCTTGGACAGGAATGGTTAAAATCGGCGAAAGATCAACCGGAAAGGATCGTCATGATGTACGCTAGAGAGTTTTCAAACTTGTTGAACGAGTTAAGTGGATTGAAATAACATGATAAAAGAACTAGACGACAGGATAGAATTACTGTACAAGGACGTGATGAAGCACCCGAAGGGGAACTTCAAGATACTGTTCGATGACTTCAAGCAAGACGTGGGAGACATAATGTACGGCGAGAACGAGAAACAACCATCCATGTACGACAAGATGATGGACTTGCTCAACGCTTGTTGCCGTGCCTTCGGGGCTACAACGATGGAAGCGATGGCGGGGGGAAGGGCAGAGTTGCCCGTCCTGCGTGCCGTGACAGCGTTCATAAAGCTAGCCGATGACTCGTACGATAACAGGCACACGACCTGCAAGATTCTGGGCAGGACTAGACAATACTACTACCACTCGATTGCCAAGTTCGAATCGCTCATGTTAACCGACAAGACTTTTCGTGAAACCTATAACAAGTTGAGACATGATTTCGGAAGAGACGAGGAAACTGATTGAGGAAAACGAGGAACTGGTGGAGAAGAACCTCAAGAGGTGGATAGCCGGGTGCAAGAAGAGAATGGCAGCGTTCACTATCCCGACTGACGAGGAAATAATCCAGTATTTCAACGACAAGGGAAAGGTATGCACGTCACAGACCGTGAAGAAAATAAGGACCACGTACGAGGGCAAGGTGGAGGGGAAGTGGATAGATTCTAACGGCAAAGAGGTCAAGAACTGGAAGGGTAAGCTCGACAAGGTATGGATTCCATACTACCCGTCATTGAACAACATTTACGAGAGGTTTTAATCATGGACAGGGAATTAATCGCTAGAGGCTATTCTTACAATCATGGAGCCATTTTCAAGAAGAGGATATACATTTCTATACCCGAGAGCGAAAAGTGGCTTAAAAACGCTTACTCGCACTTTATAGGAGGTTCTTTCAAGTGGATACCCGAGTATGACGAGATTGCCGGATGGTTGTCTGACAACGAGGGAAGGGGATTATTCCTGTACGGGACTTACGGGAGGGGCAAGACGGTGTTCATACGTGACATATTCCCCCTCCTCGCCGAGAGACACGGGAAGGTTGCATCCTACTACACGATGACCTCGATAGGAGACAACCTCGATGACGTGTTGAAGAAGAAGATCGTCTGCCTCGATGACGTGGGGATGGAATCCAAGATCATGACTTACGGCAACGAGAGGCACGCTTTTCCCGAACTCATGGACAGGGCGGAACAGAACGGGAACCTAGTTCTCGTGTCCACCAACCTTAACGCGAGGGGGATAATCGACAGGTACGGGGAAAGAACGCTAGAGAGGATCAAGTCGTGCTGCAAGAGGGTAATGTTCACGGGTCAATCTTTCAGGCAATGACGAACGAAGAACTTGCAAGTAAAATAGACAGGTTGCAGGAATCGATAGACCTGAACAACAGCCTGATGACAGAATTCAACAACAGGCTTGCATCCATACAAGAATCCGTCTCCAACAAGAGGGGGAGGATGGACGCCAAGGAGATAATAAACAACATCATAGGGGACCTCATGGTCCTGTTAATCACTAAACAGCAATAAAATGGAAAAAGAAAAGGAAATAGCTAAAAAATTAAAAGAGTTACAGGAACTGGTAGGTGAACTGAAAGAGATGGGGGTGGGGTATTTACTCGTGACGTCTTTCGAGAAGAGTGTTGATGACGAGGGATTCCAAGAATTAAGATCGTCCGTGTTCTCGGATTTCAAGCTGGGAGACATGGCCCCCGCCATAGCATCTTATTTCTCGGAGAATCCTAACATCCTCCCGGTTATCGTTCGAATACTGGCAAGCGGGTTCTCTCAAGAAACGCTGGTAGAAAAGGCGAAAAAAGCGGGGGAGGAACTGGCAAGAAAAAAGAAGGAGTGGAATTAACCACTCCTTTTCTCGCTTAACTGACCCATTCACAAACCATATCTCTAAGTCTTACCACTACCGCCTGACAGGTGTAAAAATTGCATTCGTCATCGAGTAGTTCTATTAAATACATGATCTTGTCCATAGGTCTTGTTTTTTTAAATCATCTCTTCCCAGTCAATATACTTGCCCGTTCTTTTCAAGTCGGCAAGATACCGTGAAAAAGCTATCCCATCGTAACCGTCCGGGTCGTCAATGTACTTTTTCACGTACATCGCTATATCGAACTCGTTACGCAACGGCTCGGGAAAGAAATCGGCGTAAGCCATGTTGGCCACGAAACAACAATCGTACTCGCTCGCCTTCTTTACCGTCACCCCGTTCCTTTTCAGAAGTTCCTTGACTTCCTCCTTGGAATACCTATGCTTTGAACCGTCAGCGTTCTCCATGCAGCTAACAGCTAGCTCGCATAACTTCTTGGAGAAGTGAGGACCATGTTCGTCAAGGTAATCCTCGAACGTCTTGCTACTGAAATAATAACGATCCCTTCCCATCACATTCTCCGTCTTCTTCTACCACGACGCATTTCAGGCTCGTCATCGTAACGATCGTACCTGTCATAACGGTTCTCGGGGCGGGTGAAGTCATCTTCATCCTCCATCATTCTCTTGCGCTTGCGTCTCCTCTCCCTCTCCATTTCCTCTTCTTCCTCTTCACGTTCGCGTCTTCTTCTCTCCCGTTCACGACGTTCGTATTCCTCGTCATCATCGTCATCATCGTCGTAATCATCTTCCTCGTATCGATCACGTCTGTTGCGACGTCTCTCTCTTTCTTCTTCCTCCATCATCTGGCGTTTACGGTCCTCTCTCTGGCGTCTCCGGTACTCTTCTTCCTGAATATCCTTGTTGTAACCGTCTCTATTGAAACCAATTATTCTTACCATGTCTATTCTTTTTTATTCAATCCAAGTATCAACTCTTTCAAGCCCTCTATACTGTCATTAATGCCACTTACCGATTTTTCAAGGTTGGCGATCTTCTCGTCACGACTCTTGTCAACGGCAAGGACGGGGTTCAAATCCTTGACTATTTGCTCGCAATCTTCCAGTATGGACTTGTGCTTGTCCACGCTATTCAGAATGTCATTACTATTTCTCATGATGGCGTTGATCTCGTTAAGGATCGGGTCCCTGTCACACGATATGGTAATGTCATTTCTAACTTCTACCGTCATGTTCTCCCTCACCACGAACGTTGAACTAACTCCATCCACTGAAACTTCCAAGTCAACTATCTTGTCCTGCGGTTGCTGGTAAGATAATTGTCCCGGCTGTAACGGTTGGAACCTAGGGTTGGCGATACTCACCACCGTCCCCATCTTGTGTCTAATTTTCTCTCCCTTGTACAGGATATAGACTTGATACGATTTCTGTAAATCCTTGAATTGCATTGTTTCTAAATTTAATGTTCAATCACTCTCCACTGTTACTAGCGGCAGCCGTTGGCGGTACTATGTGGTTAATAGTCTGGAACGTGCCGTTACACTTGTCGTAAAAGATCAAGTAGCGATTCCCTTGCGTTATCTCGCTAGATAACATCTGGTCTCCTGAACCGTTTATTAACGGCGTCTTGGATGACGTGGTTGTCGTGCTATTAGCGGGAGTAGTGGCAATCGAAACCGGGTATCCTTCCGATCCAGCCGCCGGGGAATGAGCTATATTCAATAACAGTATCCCTGTCTTGGGGAGGGAGCGAAACTGACACGGACTAATGTTATAAATAACCTCGCTGTTAGTAGCGTCGGTTGTCACGGCGACACTTCTTATCGCCGGAATTCCTCCTTGATCCAGTCTCTGTACTGGTCTTCTAAAATAAGGTCCGTAATAATAATTCATCGGGTACATAATTTATTTTAAATTAATTGTTACATTTGCACCGGGATAGACAAGAGTAATTAACTTGTTGATAAGGAGTTTTCTGGCCTCCTTCCCATTCTTTTTTTTACTGCCAGTGTCACTTTAAAAACAGATAAAATGACTAATGAAGAGTTTTTAAAAAGTATCACCTTGGAAGGTGAAATGTGGAAGGATGTAGCCGGTTATGAAGGTTGCTACATGGTGTCCAATTTTGGAAGAGTCATGTCGTTGGGGAGGGAAGTTCCTAACAGCGATAAAAGCAATAGAATCATTCGTCCGTCTATAATGTCTTTGAATATTAAAAATGCAAAGAGAAAATCATCTATATACCAAACATATACTGCACATTTGTGCAAGAATCGTATCAGGAAGGCTATTACCGTACACAGGTTAGTTGCCTGTGCTTTCATAGAAAATCCCAACAATTACCCCTCCATAGACCACATAGATGGTAACCCTATGAACAACCATGTTTCAAATCTAAGATGGTGTACGAACACGATAAATATGAATAACCCTATCACTAGGAGTAGAATAAGTTTATCTAAAAAAGGTAAATATAACACTCCAAAGAGTATGCCAGTAGTTCAAATCATGAATGGAGAGCTGATTAACACGTTTCCATCCATAATGGAGGCAACTAGACATGGATTCACACATAGTTCTGTACTACAATGTTGTAGAGGAAAATTACACCATCATAAAGGATTCGAATGGATGTTTAACATGATGCGAATATACGAATATTTAAACTAAAAGCCAAGCATTTTAATTAAAATACGATGTAATTTACTATACAATTATCTTTTTTCATTTGTACCATTCCCCTCCACAGAACCTGCATTCGAAACGATCGGCGAGCCTGATAACGTGTTCATCCTCGTTCCTGTTAACACTACAATTACAAACCGGGCGTGTCTCCCCGTCTATCCTGTCGATCAAATCGTAATCCCATAGGGATAACTTGCCGGGGCAGGGGATGGGTTTAACGAACTGCACCGGGTTAGCCAGTACCCAGTTGTACACGACACGCTTCTTGGGAAGGGGGAAGGTGGGGGATAAGACATTAAATATCTCGTCATCATGTTCTGCCCACACCGACTCGTGGTCTACCACGCAATCAACAATATCAACCCTCCCGATGATAGCTCCCACGTGAGTCAATTGCTCTCTCACCACTTCATCGTACCCTTCTCCTACCGCTTCCAACTGTTCTTTATTGAGAAACCCTTTCAGGTTGCCACCGTATATCGTCTTGGAGGCATGAATCAATAACGGGCCACGATAATCCGTTCTCCACGTCCGGTTCTCGATGTCTTTAATCCCGTGGACTATCAACGATGCCCACGGCTGTTTAATCGTTAGCGCTTTCATCTTTCTTTCCTATTGAATGAGCTACTATTTTACCTTTTTAAATTTAAAATCTTCTATGATTTTATTTATATCTTCATTAGATAAGTTATACCACTCTCCTTTTACCAATTTGTCTTTAAACATAGTATGAAGATTTAGTTCAATATCTGTATCCGCAATGGCTAGTAGTTTTATCCTAGGATTAGAGCATTTTAAGATATTAAATCTTTGATATGGGTCATTCGATCTACCTATTTTTGTGAATTTACTCAATTCATCATATACAAGATAAGTTCTCGTAATATCTTTAGTTTCCGTATAAACCCTAGACCAATAGTAAATGTCTGCCCTAATTGCTTCACATAAATAAGGAACTAAATGATATATAATATCTAATAATGGGGGCATTTTTTTTGTATGATATTTTGATGAGTATTCAATAATCATATTCAAAATATCAACATCATTGAAATATGCGCCTCCACAAGATATTACATCATCTTCAATTTCAATATCTCCTAATAAAGATGGACGTAAATCATGTATAAGTTCATTTAATAATTCTGCAAGTAATACAGATTGTCCTCCATCCACTTCTGTAATTTTAATAATCTCGTTCATACTATTTTATTTTTGATAACATATCAGAATTATTATACACCCACATCTTAGCTTTTGCACCCCCCCCACTCATAAGCATCTCGATAGCAAGTACAGGATGTAACCACGGGGTGGGGGAGGAGGATATGAGGACAATTCCATTCAACTTCTCCCGATCCTTCTACATAATCTATAAATACTTTGTACGTTTCCATTTTATTTAATTTTTGGTGTTGCAAAACGAGTTCCATATTTAGCATCGTATATTCTAAGCATCTCGTTCCTTAATTCAGAAAACGATTTGACATATCCCATATCAATGGCAAATGCTAATTTTTTCTGTAAATCCTCAAGTTCTTTGAGTTGTTCTTTAGTGGCATTGTTTCGGAGCAATGTTTCATGTTTGCCAAAAACTATATGATTCAATGCCTTGGCTATTACCACGTAATCTACATCCTTAAATTTACTTGCAGCACGAGATATAATATTGTACGTATTACCTACTTCTATTCTATTAATGATTAACGAATCTGTCAACCAATCTATCACTAGAGCGTACAATTTTGGATTCATCTCCATAGCGACAAGTACCCATATATAAGGATCACATGTAACTTTTTTATTCTCCCTCCCCCCGGTAGTTTTATAAGCACCACAATACTTCAATGTTTTAACAAGAGTTTTCTCTTCTACCATATTCATGAACTCGTGGTATCCCATCCCCTTTGTCATGTTCCTTCTCTCTAGGATGTAGTACATTCTTTCTGCATTATCCCTAGAAGATAACACCTCGTTAACTCTTTTATCCTTCCATCCTTCATTCAACCTACCGACTGCGTATGCTTCTTGAAGATCGGTGAGGGATAAAAAACTATTCTTCGTGTCTTGCTTTATCACGACACCGAATAATTCCCTGTCTTTCGATTTCATTGTAACATTTGTCTTCATGTTTTATATATTAATTAATCTGCACAAATATATGAATTATATTTATATTCACCTAATTTTTAGATTAAAAAATATATATGTATTGTTACTAACTGAATCACACTATTTTATAAAAACGGGAATTCCCGTTTTTA